GATTCTACGCTTCCTGTGTCTTCGTACAAGTGTGCTCCTGAAGAGTCTGGCGAAGTTCCAGAAAATCATCTTCAGTTAGCATTACATAATTCTCATTATTGAGACTGAAGCCGAGGACCGGAGTCCGACCGTCAAGGATTGCTTCCTTAACAATCTTTTCCAAAACCGTCGCTTTAACGGTGAAGGAGGCTTTGCCAGTCCACTTGTGTTCTATTAACAAGTCCTTAGATCTGACATCGCCCTTACGACTCCAAAAAGATCCGCTTCCAGCGTTGCGCTGTCCACCTATCTTTTTTGATAGTCGTACCTCGTGCTTCTTTGACTCGCGTTGACCCTTACTCTTCATTTACATGCTTTGACCCGGCTTTAATCGAGTCCAGCACATCCCGTTCTAAGGTCTCGCGCAAATCTATCTCCTCGCGTATGGAGCTAAGCATAGCATCAGAACCCTGCCACTGACGATCCGCATACCTGTAGTAGGCACCAGCTCGTTTGATGACCTTGTTAAGCATGCCAATAGCCAAGATCTCTTTGGCAAAGTCAAAGGATCCAGCTGGGAGTTCTCCGCCTTCGGCAAAATAAAAGTCAACCAAAGCTACCTGTGAAGGAGGGGCGGACTTATTCTTCAATACTCTTACCTTGATGGTTTGCCCTACTCGGCGCTTTTCCTGCCCAGTGCCAGATTCAATCCAATCGTCTCTTCGTACCTCGATACGGGTGAAGAAGGCATAGTCTTTTCCCAATCCGCCTGGTGTTGTTCGTGGATCTCCATACATTACTCCAATCTTTGATCGCCATTGGTTAATCATTAAACCGATAAATGGTCTTTCTTGTTTTGTAAGACTTCTCTTGCTGGCTTTACCGACCTTACGAAAGAATTTATTAGTAAGTAACGCCCCACGTCCCACTGTAGCTGTCTCCATCTCCGCCGCGTTCTCCGTCGTAGGTACGAGAGCTGGGAGACTGTCAATGACAATACAATCAACTGACTTTGACTGAGCAATTTGAATGACTGCTTCATAAGCCTCTTCCATAATGTTAGTAGATACTACATAAACTCGTGAAGGGTCAACCCCACACATTTGAGCATACTCAGGCACCCATTCCTCTGCCGCTACCCACACCGTAGTGAACTCAGGATCTTTCTCCTGATTTGCTGCAATAGTTTTTAAAGCTATAGCAGTTTTGCCGTTGCTTGCCTCACCAATGATCTCGTGCCATTGATTAACTGGCCACCCACCACCAAGCGCAACATCAACAGCAACAGATCCGCTTGTAAGTCGTTTACCTGATTCTGTAATTTCTGAACCTAAAACAATAGTGTCATCGCCCATTTTTTTATTTATTGCGGCAAAAACTTTTGCCAAATCGCCAGTAAGAGTAGTCATTAAATGTGTCCTATGATCGTTTGTGGATTAAATCCGCCAGATTGTACTTGTTTAGCAGCTTGAGTTGGACCCTGTGATTGTTGACCACCTACTATGCCGGCACCAACGCCGGATCCACTCTGTTGAATTGGGTAACCGCAGTCATAGCATCTAGCTCTTGACTCCGCTGTACCGCCGTAGTTTGAACTTCCGCAACCAGGACAACGAGGTGACATTTGAATCTGTTGTGATGGTGGGTAGTGTGATTGAACAGGTTGTTGAAAGGTTGGTTGTGGTTGTACCAATGGAACTTGTTGAGCAGGTACCTGTGGTGTGGGATTACCTAGTTTCTTTGACCACCAATCAGAAGCCATCTTCATCCTCCAACTTCTTTATCGCTATGTCCGATGCTATCGCATTATTGGTAACTAGCCCTAATTGCAACGCTATGGAGAAGCCCCCTACTAGGCTTGATACCGCAATGGCTTTGTAAACGGACTGCATGGTTATCATATCGTCTTCAAGATCAGCGGTTTCTGAGATCACCCCAGCTTTTTGCATCTCTTTTAACTGCATACTGGACACCGCGTCCGCGGCTACATCTGATATAAAATCAAGGTACGGCATTAGATCTAAAACTTGTTCGAGGCGTAACTCGCTGTCCTGTCTTTCCTTTTTATTTCCCTCTTCGCTTACTGGAGTTAAACCAATCAGTTCGGCAATCTCATTCTCATGCCCCATGCCGGTGTCGTATATGTACCACCGCATTAAAGTTGTTAGGGGAACATCTTTGCTAACTGTTACAAAGTCATTATCTTTTCCAAAGAGCTTACGAAACCATCTCACTTAGCCTCACCCCACCGTGTCACAACAGCCATGTCGGCCAACAGTGGGACCTTCAAAACATTTATATTTTCCATGGCATCACGGATCGCTTCCTTAGTCTCTTCAACCAAATGGTCTGGAGCTAGGGTAACTAATTCGTCGTGAACGGTAAGTATGAGCTTGGATTCCTTTGGCAGTCTTTCGTATGCCCTAACCATAGCTAATTTTATAATATCCGCAGCGGAACCCTGAATGCGGGTATTGAACGCCTGTCTTTCAGCTGAGGCTCGTAGCGCTATATTGTTAGAACGAATGTCTGGTAGGTAGCGACGCCTCTTGTAAAGGGTACTAACATAACCAAGCTTCTTGGCTACTCCAATCACCAACTGCTTATAGTTGCCAACAGAAGGGAATCGATCAGAGAAATTTGTAAGAAGATCCCTAGCCTCCTGTATAGAGCAACCAATCTGACGAGCAATCTTGTCTGGGCCAACGCCGTAGGCAATAGATAGAACCAGCACCTTACCTGCTTTGCGATCCACACCCATCTCATTACCTACAGTGGTATAGATGTCACTGCCGTCAAGGTAGTTCTTGATCATGATGGGGTCTTCTGACATGGAAGCAATGATGCGTGGTTCAATCTGTGAGTAGTCTGCTACCACTAACTTGTAACCCTCTGGTGCATAAAATAAGTTTCTAATGGCGCGACCATGATCTGTGTTAGGCGCAGGAACATTCTGCAAGTTTGGATTCTTACTAGAAAATCTACCTGTCTCAGCCCCCCAAGGAATAAAGTCTGCATAGATCTTTCCATTAACTAACAGGCTGTCTCTGTGCTCAACCTTTGACTTACCATTTGTCGTCTTTACAACCTCGCCGCCTAAGTAAGGGACAACATAGGTGCTCAATAACTTGTTTAGATCTGAGTACTCAAGTAGTACCTTTACTAGCTCGTCAGTCTCTCTAAAGTCCTCTAAAGCCTCAGCTGATACTGAATAATCTTTGTAAGTCTTTTCGCCTTCTTTATCTTTACCTTTGCCTGTCAAAAGCTTTGGCTTCAATCCTCGACAGCCCTCTTCCTTTGGGCCGTACAAGATGTATTGTTTTTCAGCATTTGAATTGATGTTAAAAACTCCGCCGATCCTATAGATCTCTTTCTTTACTTCTTCTACCTCTACGCTGATCTTGTCGTATAAAACCTGTAACTGATCTGTGTCAATAGATGCCCCAGTCAGCTTCATCTCACAAAGGACGCGTAACACATCCATTTCTAAGTTCATTACCTCGTTAACATTTGCTTCTTTTAATTTAGGAACAAGGTTCTGCCAGAGGAGGAAAGTGTATTTAGCATCTAGGTATGAGTACTTAGCAACCTCACTAAAACTGTAGTCCTCTACTTTATGACCAATGCCCTTCTCCATGCTGTAACCAAGTTCTCTTTGCAAACAATCATCAAGACCAAGACGACCACGATTTTGATTACTGTTGTATAAGAAGGAAGCCATCAAGGTATCAAAGTAAGGCTTACAAGGAACCTCACCGCCGTAATACTTTGCAACAGAACTAAGATCAAAACCTAAATTGTGCCCAATCTTTAATGCTTTATCGTTGAAGAATAAAGGCTGGAGTGCTTTGAATACTTCACTCGGGTATAACTGTGCAGGGGCTTTGCCAAACTCTTTAACAGCTTTTTTCTTATCCCGCGAATAATCTGACTCACGAGCTGGTAATCCTTCAAGTACACGCTTTTCCCCTTGACCGGTAAGCGGATAGGTTTCACCAATAAACTCACCGTTAGGATGACCAAGTGGTATGACATCGCACCTGCCATAAGTCGCAAACGATAACCAAAGGACTTCATTGACAGCAGGTACTTCCCTTCGATCACCTACAGTTTCAACATCAAATGCAAAAGCATCTTGCTGTAGGTAGTACGAAATCATTTCGTCTAACTGATCTTTAGTCGTAATTATAAAAGTCACAAATAGTCTCCCAATAGGCTGAAGGGCTAGTCTAGGGGGTCACCTACAACTAGCCCTTCAACATCTCACTGTTTAGGACAAAGCGTTAGCGATTGCCTCTAGCTCATCCCAAGTTGGCGCTTTAAAAATAGAACTATCGTACGGTTGCATTTCGTTAACGATAGGGGTGACGGCAGCAAGATCAATGCCCCAGTCCTCTTGTAGATCTCTCTCTTTGACTGGGTTTACCTGATAGGTAATCGCAGCCATCTCACCAGTTCTACTAAGAGCCCAGTAATTTCTATTTAACGGGCCGAATTGTTGATTGTGGTGCGCCGCATAAAGTGTTTTATACAAGCGCGGAGTTGCCTTTAATACCTGACGTTGCGGTCCACCTGGAGCGCTGAGGTTGGCAATTGTGAATGCACGAATATGGCGTGGAACGCTTCCAAGCTTTACGCACAATGGATCATTAGATCCTAGGGAGATATATGAACGCTTTCCAGAAGTCTTCTGGGTAAGCCAGTGCTCTTTGTAAGAAGCAAATGGGCTTGCGCTCGGATCAATGAACTTAACGATCTGGAATTGACCGTCAATGAATTTGAAATCAACTGGGTAATTTCCACCGCCAGCGGCTGGGGTATCCCATCCACTTGATGAAATAGCGTTTGATGGACGACCTGCGATTTCTGTAGCATTTTGTACTGAGAAATCATCATTCTCAGTAACGATAGGTGTTTCTTCTCTATTGATTGCCATTAGTATTCTTTCTATTTGGTTTCGGTTGCGCGGATGTTAGTCCACGCCTCGGCTAACTCTTTGCTGAGTTGCCGGTGTTCGGACCATTCTATACGGGTTACCGTAAGGAGTCCAGCCTTATCCAGCATCTCTACAAAGGTTTCAATCATTGCTCTAGACCACATCCTTCGACCTGGGCGTTTAGTCCCATACTTGTCAATGGTGTCAGACAACCGATAAGGCGAGGCAGGAATATGCCCTTCCTTGATCCACGTGCGGATTGTTATTACGGGTCGTCCAACAGCTGAGGCTAAAGCTCCGATAGTAAACATCTCGATATCAGTCCCGTTAGGCAAAGTTTTTTTGTAAGGCTTTGCATCCCAGTTTTTATCAACTGTTACTTCCGGATCTTTTTGCACAGGCGCTTTACGCTTGCGCTTACTGCCTGGATAATAATCATCCAGATCAGCAAAACTATTTTCAATGAAGTCTTCGCTCATGCTTCTTTAACGAGGAAGGCGTAAGTAATTTTCTCTGGGAACATAGAATCAATGTCTGCCTCAGAAAGCTTGCCCTCATAGAAAGCAGCCATGATCGCAGAGTCGTCCAATGTTGGAATCATTCTGATGCACTGCTCTTTAATGCCACGCTCTTCAAGAAGCTTTTCGGCAACAGTGATATCAAGATTTTTAGAAACACGGCGTTGTTTTGTTAAAGTAACTTCGCCCTTAATTGGGTCTTCAACAGATAGGACTATGTGCCCTCTGTCATCTGTTTGACCATTGGTTTCAACATGCTCAGTTAAACGAGACTTTAATGTATTGATGCGATTGGTGAGTAGCTCTACTTCACCTTTTAATGATAGATACTGTCTAAGACTTGTTCTTAGATCTTCTAAAATCATTTTGACCCCCTTGTTAGGTGGGTTCAAATTAATCTAAAGGGTCTACCTCTGTCAAGTACTTCTCTAGCGCGGCGATAATTACGCTGGTTACGGTCACCTTCTGGCGGGCAGCTTTCTTTTGCACGGCAAGCCAAAGGTCGTCAGGGACGCGGATCGTCCTCGTAGGGGTCTTAGGTGCGTTAGGCATCCGAATAGTTTATACGGTGGCGTAGGCTAAGAACTGCTTAAGACTGCCTACAGTCATAGGAATTCCACCCTGCTCATCAATACCTTCGCCGTCAATAACCGCGCTAGCCACAGCGTTTTTTTGCTGAAGTAGCTCGTATTGTCTATCCTCAATAGATCCGTTAACGATGATGTCTTGGATAACAATTGACGGCCAAGTAGAACTGGCTCGTTTTATTCTTCCGTTTCGTTGAGTCGCAGAACCACTGCTCCAAGGCAGATCATAGTTAATGAGTAAGTTAGCCGCTGGAAGATCGACTCCATAACCACCTGCGTCAGAAGAAACCAAAACACGAATAGTAGGATCAGTGTTGAACGCTGTTTTGTTATCTTCTTTTGCCTTGGCATCTAACTTACCTGAGTACTTTCTACAAATATCTGTGCCTAAAGCATCAGTTATTTTGTCTAACATATCCACATATGTAGCAAATATAACTACCTTGTTAGCATCGTTTTGTTCTAAAAATTCTTTTACATATTGGACTAGGAAGTCAAGCTTAGGGGAGGAATCAATTCCATCCAGATACCCAGACTCAACTAACTCGCTGGCATACATAGATCCTTCGCCGTTCATGGCGGCAAACTTGCGAGCGCTAGTCCTTAACAGATCTGGGTGAGAGCAAAGCATCTTTAAGCAACCTATCTTAGACATGATGCGACCTCTGATCTCATCCTCCGGCCCTCCACCTTTGTTCTCTAAACCATAGTGAGCCATAACATTAAAGGAGGCGCCAAATAAGTTCTGAGCTTCGTCAAGGTCATCCACCAAATCAGTGGCTATCTTGAAGTAAAGCTTTGATGCTTTACGATCTAAAACAATCTTTATAGGATCTTTATGTATGGTGTCAGGAAGGAAAGGGGCTACATCTGGATCTTTCTGCGCCTTTCGTACGGCTGCTTCCTTCATCTTCTCATGCAAAGTCTTCAAGTTTCTGTAGTGCTGAACCGCACCCCAATTGTTTCTAACAATAAAAGCCGAATCAAAGATATCAAATCGACCAAGCACGGATGAATCAACAAACTGCATGATGCTGTATAGCTCTTCAGGCTTACCGTTTTCTACGGGTGTTCCAGTTAGAGCAAATCTGTACTCTGCGTCGCTTAACTTCTTTACGGCTTTGGATCGTTTTGATCTAAAAGATTTAATTGCTGTGGCTTCGTCGCAGACGACGAATGATCGTGGGAGTTTAGATACGGATGCCCAGTCATTAACAACCTGCTCGTAGTTAAGAATGATGTAATCAACCCCTGAAGTCCGCCACGCCATTGCTTCGGCGTACTGCTCTGCTCTTTTCTTTGGCGTTCCATCAATAACCAAAGCTCGTGAAGATCCATCTGTAAACTTCTCAATCTGGTTTGCCCACTGGTACTTTAAACTGGATAGGCAAATAATAAGACCTGGCTCATTTATTTTCCGCTCATCCATCAGCTGTTCTATGGCGGCTATGGTTATGACTGTCTTGCCCAACCCAAGGTCGTAGGCAACCAATACCTTCTTGCGGTCAATCATTCTGTTTACCGCTTCTGGTTGGTAAGGTAAAAGAGATCCAGTAAATGTCATCTGTGTAAGGCTGCAACCACTTCTAAAGAAAGGTCTTTAAAGTCCCCGCTATTATCAACGATGCGATCGTAGGAATAACCATCCATTTGAGTCTCTGAGATATGGGAGTTGACCGCGGTAACGCCGGGGCGAATGACTCTCCAGATCTGACCACCACGTTTCTTTATGGCTTCAGCTTCGTTAATAAACCTGACATCCGTTATGACTAATCCATCATTTTGGGTAGGTGTGCTGAGGGCAGCGTTAATCCAAACATCTTCGCCCAAATAGTTTCTAGCTGAAACCCCAAGGTCTTGTAGTAAACGACGAACCTCTGGGTGCTGTTTAGCGCCCTCCCATCCGTTCAAAGCAACAAGGTCTGACAAAGTAGTGTGATTGTAATTTGATGGGCCAATGCCTACATAAGGATTTAAATCCAAAAGCATGTGCCTAATGTTGTCTGCAAAGGCAACTCTGGTATATCCATAGTTCTCTACGAGAAATTGAGCCACGGTGTCTTTGCCGGATCTTGCGTATCCAGATAACCCAATGATCATACGACTGCCTTCTTCCCTTGAGCTATGTGCTTGGCTTTTTCTAGTCCCAACCTTATCTCATCTAAGCTCATAGCCCCGACATCCTTCATATCTGTGTGTTGGTAGTTAAAAAACCACGCCTCTACCCCCATCTCTTGGCACTTGTTCAGTAGCTCAATTGATGAGGAGGTTCCCGCTAAGTCGTTGTCCATAGCAAAGATAATGCGGTCAGCCCCTCGAATAGCGTTCAATTGAGACTGAGATACTAAAGCGCCCATAGTAGCCACCCCGCCAGTAAAACCTAAAGAGTGTAAGCGAACCGTATCTAAAGGAGACTCAACTACGATCATGTCTCCGCCTTTGTATTGCTGATACCCAAACAAAGAATGACTCTTTTTCATCTTAGGAGGTTGGTTGTTAAAGTAACGAGACGCAAATCCCTTTTCTTGCCATCCTAAAAGCTTTCCTTGTAGATCTCTAACAGGAAGAATCCAATTATTTTTTCTGTGATCCCACAACACTTGGTAGTGCTGAGCTGAGGTTAGAAGTAAGCCTCGTGATGTCAAAGCTTCAGCTGGCGGATCAACAAAAGCACTTAACATTGATTCGGTGATCAATGACGGCTCTTCAATTGGTTGTTTCTTTTCGTTAGTAACTCTGTGGAATCTTTGTACTAAAGCGTCTGGAGAATCCATCCAATCTTTTGCCTTATCAAAGTCAATACCTTTAACATAACTAATAAGACCGTACAGACTTCCCTTGAACTGGCACGAAAAACAAATGTGTTGACCTGTATCTGCGTTGATCCACCATGACGGATTACGATCCTCGTGACCAGTTCTGTCTTTGTGTGCTGGACAGCTTGCCTGTAGCTCGCTACCTCGATTAGAAAGTACTTTTATCCCGAGACTAGCGAGAGTAGTTTCCATCTCCTCAGAAGTCATCAGGAAGTCCTCCAAGATCTTCTTCTGATATCTCTCTAAATTCTCCTGTGTTCCAGTCCCAACATAGTGGAACCTCGGCAAGACCTGAGTTACGGCTTGCAACAATCTTTAAAGTTCTAAGGTCATCGTTTGCTTCCTCTTGCCTTTGCAGACCAAAAATAACATCAGCATCTTGATGGAATGAGGATGAGTATCCAATAGCATCAGCAGAGACTTGACCCTTCTTCATCTTCCACGACAACACCTGCGTAGTAATAACCACAGGCTTTTGTATCTTTTGCGCCAGTCGTTTCAAAGATCGAGTGATGTTAGTAAGGGCTTGAGGTGTATTGGACTCGCCCGTTTGCTCATCAATCATGAGGTAGGTGCCGTCAATAAAAACAATATCTGGATTTCTGTTTTGGATCTTGCTAGCAATACCACTTACCGTTTGACCGCTAGCTGAGTCTACAAACCAGAACTTATCTCTCATGTCTTGAATTGACTTAACCTTGGCGTAATACCGTGCTTCTTCCTCTGGGCTCAAAGATCCGGTCATTAACCTTCTATGTGAGATGCGAGAACGCATAGCGTAGTAGCGGCTCTCTTGTTCTGCGTTGCTCATCTCAAACGAGTAGAACATAGGGACTTTACCCTCTAGGTGTGAGTTGATAGCAATCTGTAAAGCTAATGTGGATTTACCTGTCTTTGGTGGCGCAATGATCACAACTAGTTGACCTGGCTGTAGACCAGAGGTTGCCTCATCCATAGTAGGAAATCCAGTAGGGATACCAAGTAGCCCAGGATTATTCTTTCTATGTTCATACGCATCAATAGCATTTTGCGCTGCCTTAGTAACTTCGAGGTCAGTAGATTTATTAAGTCCTTCTTCCTCTAACTTGATGATGCCAAGTTCCATGGCACGAAGAGCAGACTCGTGATCCTGCGCTTTCTCCATTGCATCAAGAGCTGAACCCAAGGTTGCGATGATGCGTTGTTTACGACGCTCATTTGTTAAGGAGTCAACTAAATAAAAAATGCTGTCTTCTACAGCAGTTAGTTCAAACGAAGGAAAGTTTTCTTTTACTACATCAAGGCTTGGGCACTCTTGATAGTTTGAGTAGTGGTCGTGTAAAAATCTAAATATCTTTTTATCAGTAGGATCGGAAAACCAAGACTCATTGATATTACTTTCTAAGGCAAGAGAAAGATCTCTGTCTTTTATTATCTTGCTTAGAAGCCTCGTTTGATTATTCATAATACTCCGATGTCCAATCCCCAATGCCCATACCGTAACAGCCTATCCGGTTTATCTAACACACCTAACACCTCTGGTCGGTAAGGTAGTTCATTAACGAGCTGTTCTACTTTCCCGTAAGAGGTGTAGTATCTAAATGGGTTGCCCCCTATTTCGTCAAGTGTATCTACCAAAGATTTAAGATCTTCTTCAGATAGATCATAAGAAATTAACTCAAGGGTTGTTCCAGTTCTAGTTGTGTATAAGTACAACCAACTTAAGAACTGACGGTTTATCTTCTTATCAATTTTAGGCACAGGAAATATCCTGAGCTTTTTTTGTACAGTGACCTCAACCGTTAAGAATGTATCTGTAGTTACGATTATTCTTCTCGGGAGATCATTACTAATGTCTCCCTTACGCAACTAAATGACCTCTACTTTTCCAAACTTAATTATGAAATCGCGGAAATCATTATTTGATCTGCGAGCTTTCTCTGCGTCTTCAGCTGTGGCTCGACTGGAGATCTCTAAAGGGTAACCATTACCTTGGTTAGCTTCAACTCTAGCCTTTACAAACCTGATGTGTTTACAACTAGATCGGCTTACATAGCCGGGGCAAGTGCAATAGTACTTGCCACTCTTTTCTCCATAAGAAACTTCATAGATGCCAGTACCAGAAGTATTGGTGTTTGGTAAAAAGATTTGAACTAATCTAGCATCGTCAAGCATGGGTGTTTCTCTCATCGTAAGTCCCCTCGTGTTGGATCAATAGGCAGATAGGTGAAAGCCTCCTTGGCAAAACTTGCCGTTGCGTCACCATATAAACCATCCCAATTTTCACGAGCGATGTTAGTGGTAACTATAGTAGGCAATCCGTTGTTAAATCGGGTGCGTAAAACATGATGAAGTTGATTTTTTTGCCAGCCTGATAGGGAGGCATGCTCTTTACCCACATCATCAATAACAAGAACGCGGATGTTATAGGCATCGTCTTTGGCTTCGCCAAGAACTCCGTCCCACAAAAGGGTATCCTCTTCTGTTGGGTCATCGGACATCGTCCGACCCTTTAGATCAAGCACATCGTTGTAAGTAGCAAAGTAGCAAGGTCGCAATAAGATCTTGCCGTCTGTAGGAGCAAAAGACTCTAAAGGAAGCTTGGTCAATAGCTCTTGAATAATCGCTAAGCTCAAAGTAGTTTTACCTATACCTGGCTTTCCATAGATCAACATGCCAAGACCACAACTTTTTTTACCTAAAGCTTTTATAACTGCCCCTGCTTTTACTACCCGTAACCACATCTTTACTTTATCAATGTCGCTTTGAGTTAGGTCAGTGCAATCTGATAGCAAGTAGCCGACGCGAGCGCTAGGTATCCCAGCTACCTTTACCCAAGACTTACGAACTAATTGCAGGTCAGTTAACTTATACACTTACAGCCCTTCCTCCTCTGCAAACTGCTTGAGTCGATCAATTGATTTCTCTGATTGAACTGTAGCGGCTTCTGTTCTTTCTTGAGTAACCTCGCTCAATCTGATATCGGCAAGAAGACTACCAAACTGTTTGATAAACATCTTCCAGATAATTTCTGGGTCATTGATCTTCTTATTATGTGAGATCTGTTTGAAGAACTTCTCGTACATCAAGTTCTCGTAGTACCCGTTGGTGCCGTACAAAGACCGAGCATTGGCTAGGGCGATGCGGAAACGACTCTCGCCAATATGCCAAGGCAACACATGAAACAGATCTAACATCCTTGAAGCAAACTCGTAGGCACTGTCTGTGACTGACCACTTGGATGGATCGGGGCTCCGCCTGACCATAGCCTTTTCGTAACGCTGGTTCTTCTGCTCAGCCTTCTGGTCGTACTTAAGCTTGTCAGCTCGCCGACGAGCCTGATCAATATCATCGGGGTCATACGCGGCAGGGAAATCGGACATAGTGCCTCCTTCAAGATTTACTTTTAAAAACTTTTCTTTCTCTCCCGGCTCCGCCGGGATATTTGCATTACTTATGTAGAAATTACTTATAACGTAGTTATTACTATTTCTTAGTACCTTAAGGATCAGGCCGCCTGTTTCTGCCGGCCAGTATTCGGGCTCTACTAGAATGTTGACCGTCATGATACGGCCCCCAATTCTCTCCTTATGGGTCTTTAAAATACCTGCCTCACGCAGTTCGTTTAGGGCAGCCCTGACCGCCTTGTCGCCTTCTTTGGCTAACCCAGCAAGGGTCTCAGAATTGATCCTGGAGCCCGTAGAGGCTAGGTACATGTAGAGACCTAATGCCCTCCATGAAATCATTCCTGCGGGCCTCCTGTGCCCTTTTTGCGGGCTTCTAGTTCTTCGGCGAAGGCTTTGGCAAAGACTTTCGCGATGGCTTCGATACCGAAATAGACATTGTCCACTTCTTCGTACTCTTCTTCGTCCTCTTCGTCTTCGCCTTCGTCGTCTTCTTCTTCTTCCTCATCCTCGTCTTCGTCCTCCTCGTCTTTTTCTAAAGTCTCTTGCTTAGGGATTACTGGGGCAGCCACAGGCTTAAGGTCAGATGAAGGGGTTAAGGGGAGTAGCCCTTCGGTCAGATCAAAGCAGGGTATCCCAGCATCCTTACATAGGGCTAGGCTTGTTTGGCATCCTGAATCTTCGTCAGACCAGAGTAGGAATGCGGAAGCTTTTAGTCCGCGTAAAAAATCTACGGCGCTAGATAGTGGATCGGAGCTTAGCTCCACACTGGCACTAGGCGCTCCGTCAAACCTACCGCTTTCGGTAGTAAATAACAGAATTTCTTTGTCTTTGTCTTTTGAGAACTGAATTGCGTAGACCTGTTCGGGCGTTGGCTTAGTCTCATACGCGACAACTATTGTTCCGGATTTACCGTTTTTGTAGTAATGATCTTCAAGCAAAGCTTCAATGTTTGCTCGACTGGTTTTACCGTTACCAGTTACTAGCACATAGTAATTGTCCATAGGACCTCCTTGTTAGGGGAGGCACACACTACACGATTCTAGTTGGATGGGTTAATAATGGTTGGCCGGTATGTCGCAATCCGCTCCACCCCAGCAAGCAAAGCATTGCCAAGAAACCCGCCAGCTACTGTCCACAATATGAGACTTTTTATATCTTCGTAGCCAACTAACCAATTTGCCAGCCAAGCAAACAGCAAAGAAAAGACTGCGTTTACTATCTTGGTGTTGATAAAAATAGATATCAAACTTACCAATGGCTCTACTACAGCTAACAAAAACGCGGTAAACATACCGATCAAGACTAGGTCAAGCATGACCAAATACTACTATGTTTTTGGCTGTGCTAAGTAAATCGCAAAAGTAGAGCCTAAGGTTAGGTACTCACTCAACAGATCTGTGGTGAGTCGATTCTGGATAGCAAACCTATTTTTGTATAGGTGGCTTCTAGAGGCACTAGCCGTTCCTTCCCAGAAAAGATCTGTACCGTCGCAAGGGCCGTAGTCACCATCAAAGTAAGGCAAGATCACGCCAACATTTTCAAACAGAGCTTTATCTAGTCCAAGGGTACTTCCGTCAATGACCTGCCATGTAAGTCGCACTGAAGCATACGCCGCGTTACTTGGCGCGGTTGCGATTAATGAAAGACGATTCCACGATGTTCCTGAAGCTGTGACTGTGTACTCAGTTCCTATGCTAGAGCTAATAAGGGTCTTTGAACTGTTGTACCAAATGATCTCTGGGGTAACTTCTTCCTGACCTCCGCCAAGAATTTGAGCATAGACACTAAACGCATAAGAAGTATTTGGATAGTGGATATCCATGTAGTCTGCATTAGTTGTATAGGAATCAATAAGCACTGTTGATCCAGTTGCGCTTACTCGTAAAGAAGTTCCTGATCTATACGCCGTGCCCGATACTGTAGTTCGCGGAACATTGGCTGTGGTTAGGGCGTATGTAAAGGTAAGAGAGTTGAGCAGAGAATCTACGGTATTAATACCAGTAGTTGCCACAGTAAACGCTCCGTCGTAAGGAGAACCTAAACCAGAAATAACAATGGTAGATCCGGCTTCTATGTCGTGACTTACAGAGGTTTCTATTCTCACCACATTTGAGTCTACGGTGTAGTGCGTAATTGTGTACACATCTGAGTCAGGCTCTTGTGCTAAAACATTTATTGACCCAGATCCATCGGTAATGTTCCAAGGAGCTATTGGGGAAGCAAAGTGTGGGTTTTTTAATTCATTAATTCTTGTGGCTTTTAAAGTTAACTTAAGTTGTCTAGCCTCTTCAAAGGCAGTGGCTGTGGCACTATTTTCAAATTGCGCTCCATCAAAATAATGATGTTCTGTGGCTACACTATCAGCAGATGTTATTTGAATAACGGGGACTGCAAAGTATGAGTTAGCTGGGGCGGTAGCGGTAACCGTTGGTCGAGCGGTGAATCCATTTAATACTGTTGTAGTAGAAGATCCAGTGCTTGTAGAAATCAAAGTTCCAAGGCGGTCGTACCACTTTATCTTCAATACAATTCCTCTGACAGTACCAACAGAAGATGCGTAAGTGCTAAAGGTATATTGCTGACCAGCGGTAATTGGAATTCCTTTAAGGATCGGGTTATCGTCCCCGCACTCAATAGTTGTATTTCCAGTGCCCGTGGTTTTACGCACAGATAAAATTCCAGATTGTTTATTTGGATAGCCTGTAGGAGCGGTAGCCTCGGCATAAGGAGCTGGGTACGGAGCTACTTGCGTGTAAGCCTCAGTAACTTTATTGAATCCAGATTGAGCAGCAAAAGAAGTAATAGTAGACGCAACAGATATTGAGGTTGCATCCACCGCTGTAATTGTTAAAGGCAAACTAGAGTTAAATGCTGGGTATGGACTACCGCTTACTGTTACCTTATGATTAACTTTGTAGTTATGCGCTCCAATAACTAACTTAGCAACGCTAGCAGTAACGGATATTTGCGTCACATCTTTTTTTACTAAGCTGTTTATAGTGGCTGTAGAATCTGAAGAGATCCAATGACCTTTGGACTCTTCAAAAGAAGAATCGTTATAATCAAGGAATAAGTTTTTACCTACAAGTACTCCGTCTGTGCTTGGGTTTGGAGTTCCAGCAAGTGGCTCCGGCACTCCATAACCAGTAAACGATTTAATAAAGCTTCTTAATCCGTCTTGACTACCTTTCTTTTTAAAGTTTTCAATGGCATCTCGAAGGATAATTCTGGCTTGTTGGAGTCCTACCTCTGGCTCAAAGTTGATGCCAAATTGTTTTAAGAAGTATGGAATTAAAAGACCGCTGACGCGCTCTAGGTTGTATCGGTCTTCAAGCAAAGCAATTAGTGTGTGGGTTCTATCTAAGTCAAAACCAAAAACAGAAACAAAGTTATAAAGGTCTTGATTGTTCAAGCTTCCAGACGCGTCATAAATTTGTTCCATTTTCATAATGTCTGGTAGTGAATCGTAGACTTTATTTCTATAGTTATAATCTTTTACAGACAAACCAATAACGTTAGATGCTCTTACCCATGCGTAGGCAGTAAGCTCAAATACAAATAGAGAGTAATAATAAAAAGATCCTGGCAGAAGGTTTTGATCTAGGTAGTTAGTAGGATCGGTTTCTTTTGCAGCGTTAACAAGTACATCACCATCAAAGGCATTAACTGGAAATCCGTACGGGTTTCTTACAAGTCTTACTTTTGACCACTCACCCGCAGCGCTATTCCAAGAGAGCTGAATAGTTCCGTAGTCTGTAGGATCAGCAGTAAAATTTGTAGCAACAAAACTTACGGGGTTGTCTGGACCGTAATAAGCTAAGTTGTAATAGTTTAACCCGTAACGTGACATTAGACGAGGATTCCTCCACTTAGGGTAAGGGTAATATCATTTGCTTCTGGTATTTCGTTTACACCACAGATGATGTCGCTAACCGTAAGGATAGTTGATTGACCGGTTGCGGCAGCCGATGTTACGTTAGCCGCTACTAAAGCATAAGAAAAAGTAGTGGTAGTAGGAACTGCGGTGATGATAAAAGTTCCATCAAATGTCGCATCTACGCCAGTAACTTTTACAGTTTGACCTACGGTAAACCCGTGCGCCGCACTTGTAGTTAAAGTTGCTACTGAAGAAGTCAGAGCTTTGTTAGTAATAGTTCTAGTAACATCTTGATCTTGTCTTACTAGTTTGCTTACCTGTGTATAAGCAACGCCCGGTATAGAACTGATTGCAGAGATAACATCTTGTAGGCTGATTCTGTCGTTAAACAACACATTGTCAAAGTCTAATAGTTCGTTAAGGATTGACTCCACAGAAGCTTGGATAGTGCTCTGACGATATTGAGGTAAGCATGTGATAGCCGCGGTTATATTAACACCAACATAGCTAGGTGGTTGGAAGGTAACTGTAGTGTTAGCTGGGATCTTATCTTTTAGATATTCTGTGACATCTGTCTTTAACGCATTAAAGACAGCAGATGGGGTAGTCCCGTCATTCTCAACTCCTTTGTCTCCATACGGAGCAAAGAACACATTAACACTGGTATACACATCTGCAATAGCGGTTGCTTTTGCGATACCGCTTACCTGTAAAGTGAGAGCAGAATAATCAGAGATAGATACAGCTCTGTTTAATGATTTAGTGCTAAGGGGGGCATTGATACGGATTGAGTCAGTTGATTCTGCGTCTGCTCCGCCAGTAGCTGATCCATCATTTGTAGCAGATACATATTGGTTAAGTACAGAGAGTCCATTAACTTGATTAGTTTCAATAAACTTTATTGTGTTTGCGGATACATTGCCCTGTATGCCTCCACCTACGCGATAGGTACAAATAATTTCAGCATTATTGGGAGGAATACGACCGCTTACTCCGTCACCAAAAACAATATAAGTGACGCCATTAGCATTAGTTACAGTCGTGTAAACAGGATCGTACCCTTGATAATCAATAAGGTACGGAACTTCCGTGTATTCAACTCCACCAACAGTTACAGAAGTGCTTCCATTAATTACAGGAGACTCTGATAATTGATAGAGCTGATTAGGTTGTCCGTTAGATGTACCAATAGTTTCTGGATCCGGCGTTTCACCTTGAGTCGCTAACACAGTTGCTGCTCCATCAACAATTCCAACTTTTGCTGGGACAGTTACAGCGGTGTCAGTTTCAAAAACAATACGAGTAGTGTTACCACTTATAACTGTAGTGGTAGAAACTTTAGTTCCAGCAGGTACTGTAATAGGACTAGCTGTTGAGTTTTTAAAAGTCAAAGTCACCGTTGATGCGGTAGCTTCTGTTGGCTTATAACTAAGTAGACGAGCTAATTGAAGAACGCTTTCACGTTGACTAGCTGTTGTGATAAACGCTTCATTAGCCGCTCTATCAATGTAGTAGTTAAGCAGGTCGCCCATGTAAGAGTATGCCTCTAGGATGGTCATACCAAAATCGGCTGGGTCGCGGTTTGTCCACTCAGGTGCGTATTCTGGAATAAGGTTTATAACATCGCGACGAATTGATTCGTAGTCGCGGGATGTGTAATCCGTTTGCGGAATATAGTTTGCCATCAGTCGCTTACCTCCAAAATAACCTCACCAGTTCTGGTAAGGATAGCCGTTTTTAGTTTTACTCTCTGCTCATTTTGACGAGGATTATATTTGTAAAAGACCTCGATCATTAAGTACCCATCTGTTTTATCTGAGTAGGCATCAACTTTAAGTAATTGAAGTTGAGGTAGCCATTTGCTGAAAGCGGCAGAGACAGACTTCCTTATAGATGCCGCAGCCCCTTCATCGTTTTCAAATAGATAGGTTTGAATTTCGCTTCCATATGTAGGGCGCATAATGCGCTCGCCAAGACGAGTCATCAACATAAGGACTACTCGATCTTGCCAAACCTTTGCCTCATCGCTTGTAAACGCAACAGCCCCAGACGCGTCAAAAGAAAAAGGCAATGAGATAGCTTTTTGAGCCATTAGCTTCCTCCGATCCAGAGCGGAAAGTTAGGATCTCCGCCTTCAAACATAACCCACACCCCTTGGCTGGGTTGGGGTTTCCATTTACCAATTAAGTTTAATGTAGCAATTATACCTGGAACCGCTGGGCCAACCCCCGCGTTGTCGTGACTTAGGAAGGTATTAGTGCTGTTAGCAGAGGATACAAATTCAATATAGTCCTTTGCCTCCAGATCCAAAATAAGGCTGACAGTCATGGTGATTTCTGAGTTGTTTCCAGCTAATGTGATTTTGGTATTGCTGTCTGGAATGTCTACTCCGTTTTTTCTAAACCACATGCTAGCTGTACCAGAGTTAGCGGTAGTTTTAATAAACATGGCAGAGAACTGTACAAAGTAGTCGCCAGTCTCTTCTACATAGATTCGTGTCCCATCAAGATACGATTTACTGGTATCGGCTTCTATCCAGTTATTGACTACTGTAGCTGTGTTGACCCCGATGGCTTGATCAGAAGTGGTGTAGAAAGTTCCGTAAGGCCAACTCTTTTGAGCTATGGCTCCCCCGACTGGGTAAGCCCACTCAGTCACTTCACTTCCTAAAACCTGTGGTACAACAAGTTGTACACGTCCCTGATTCTCCGGATCACTGGAACTGTAAACAAAGCCACGGTAGATGCCGTAAAACCTTTTGTCTGGGCTGTCAATACTCATCGAGCAACCCTGCTCAATCTATTAATAACTGCGGAGGACTTTGTAGTTTGAGGTATCACGGTGCTTAAGGTAGAGGTAGCTGACTTCCATGTTGGAGCAGAAACAGATGCGGCTCGACTCCTATTGTTTACCGATCCAAATGAGGTTTCTGTCTGAGGAGTAGACCGTCTACCAGTTTTCTTTAATTGAGTTTTAGGCGCTACTTTTGTTTGTTTAACATTAGGAATTAAAGTTCTTTGGGGTAGGTAGTCGGGAGACAGGATCTCTTTGCTATCCGTCCATCTGTCTGCCTTTCCTAGTGAGTCCGTTCCAACTTCAAGGATAGTTGTATAGCGGTGCCTGTTTAGTTCCTCTTCAACAATGACATGTTCTGTAGACAACACTGTCCAAAAACCAGAATAGGTTTGACCTAGACCATCTAAATAAACAGGGAAATCTGGTCGTAGGGTTGGATCACCAATGACTTCTACCTTAGCTCTATAAGGAAACGCATTCCTAGCTTCAGCAGCTTCCGCCTCGTACTTAGCAACATCAAGACTCGGGGCTACAGACACGGTATCAAATTGATCAAGGATCTCCGACTTCTTTTTCTTTCTAGTTTTTTTATTTGCTTTCTGTTTTGTATAAGATACTTGGCTAGCAGTAAGGACATCTACACCGGATACGGCCACTGCCGCTTTTCTTGCGTCGTCAAACTCTATAGTCTCTCCAATAACTGGATTGAATGAATAGATGGTTGTACCATCCAAACTAGATGTTGGCTTCTTTACAAATCGAGGGGCTTCAGCTCTGTACTTTGTATAGTCTTCAAGGATTGGCTGGAAGTAAAGCTCAGTGTTGGTGGCTCTAAGCGTATAACCACATTGCTTTGCCAGCCTGACCATAAGCTCCCAATCACTGTGACCAGTTTGAGATATCTGTGGGAAAACTCTTGGGTGAGGTACTGAATAGCAAACAAAGTTGTGCTTCTTTGCAATTTCTCTAACTACCCGATCAGCTGTTGCATTCTTATAAATCTTTTGTGATTGTCGTTTCATAAGGAAAGACGCACCAATTAAAACTACTGTTACAAAGTTTTTGCCTGGTGTCTGCTCTGGTGCAATGTGATGAACATATCCGTAGAACTCTCGTCTTTTACCTGGGCCGTACATGGTTACATTAACTGGGCTATTTGGTTCAACAACCTCGTAGGGTAGATCCCAATCTCTAAAGGTTATTGTCATAATTTCGTGAGAGTATCGGTTTTGTTTTAGGGTAGCCGAGTACACAAATGAAGGCTGTACTGAAGGAGACTCTGGAAACTTAACTTTTACATAATTAAACATTAGGAATCCTTAATTGGGTTCCCGCTGGGATATCCGTAATGTCTTCTAGCTCTGGGTTGTACTCTGGAATAATCCACCAGAACTCTGGTTTGCCATAGTACTTAGCCGCAATTTGATCCAAGCGTTCGCCTTTTACATACTCATGAACCCAATAGCGAACTAAACCAAGGGGTGAAAATTGATAGAACACTACAGGGTTTTCTGCGCCGTCAGGCGTAATAGAAAAGTAATCAACTGTTGAGTATTCGTAGCGAGAGCCTTTAAAGATAGCCATTACTTGCTAGCTCCTATTCCGGATCCAGAGAAGCATTCAATAGAGATTGAAACTTGTGTTTGAAGCGGGATCATGGTCTCTGTGAACTTAGTATGGTTCATAGAAAGGTTAGAGATCCAACCAACATAGGAAAGATTATCTTGCGTAGGTCCAAGTTCTATACCTAGAAGCGTTGGCTGTAAATAACCAATATTGGCGGTTACTCTGTTTAGTAGGTTGGTGTAATAGCCGGGTTTGCCATCAGGTCCAATGAATCCCGATCCGTTTACTGCTCTAAATAAATATTCAAGATCATAGAGGGTTCCTTGCCGTAGTAAGGCATCCATCTCTGTAGCAAAGTCTTGCTTTAGTTCGTTTGGGTATCTATTGAGGTAGTAGGTTTCAAAAGTTTTTAAGTCAGAAGTGGTGCCCTGTGAAGCATGCTTGATACAGGCAAAGTCATTAGTTCTATCTAGAAGAAGGTTTAAGCTAACCGTCTCTTGACCTGGAAACACACCTGTTACTACACGAAGAGCATCCGCAGCAGACGGGGTGATGTCCATATTTCTAGCAACATTTACAGAGATTGATTCTGGGTTCCATAAGAATTGGAAAGCATACTTTCTATCTTCTAAGTTAATTTCGCTTCCGCCAACGACTTTTGTGCCAGCAACTTTTTCAGCCGCGGTTACAGTTTCTCCAGTAGATGAGTCAATTTGAGTGATGTCGCCAGAGGTGTTCCAGTACCAAATACGACCACGACGAAGACCATGGAAAGATGTTCCAGATCCATTAGCTCCGCTTACTATAGTTGAATCAACTTCAACTGGTCGTAGCGGGATACTCCACTGATGAGGTGGCAAGTTAAACTTGTAGTCTTTAGGTGAAGCCGTCCAATTATTTTTTGCTGTGGTAACTACATCATTTGAGTTTGGTTTTTCTTGAGCCTTATCAGCGTCTAATGCCAACAACAAAGCAATATTTCTGTTAGTAAACCCACCTTTTAATCCAGCTTCAATAAGATCTAGTTCGGTATAGGTTTTACCGTTAAGTACTTTAGTTAAACGCTTATTACCTGTAGAGGTTGAGTTAGTTGAATTAGCGGCAGATGTTTTTTGGTTGTATGAGCCGTAGTTGGTAGCGTCTAAATATCCCATTACTTACTCGCCGCCTTTTCTAGTATCTTCTCATCTGAGAACATCTTCTTAATAGTCTCAGCAATTTTCTTAGCGTTGTCACCAAGTACATTTATAACTACTCCGCCATAGTTGTGGGTAACCCCGCCAGAGCTTAGGGCGCTTGTCAGCATACCCATACCGCCCGCAGCGCTAGCGCCTTGATTAATAAAAGACTTAAGATCTTTTACTTGAGTTGCGTACTGTGGATCTTTAAGAAGTTTATTAACTTCAGCTAGTGTCTTAGCATCAAGAGATGCAGGATCAACACCAAAGAATGTAGCAACATCTTCAGCGCTTGTGGTTCCTCCACCACCTTTGCCCGTACCCCACTTAGACGCGTAAACCGCATCCATAATTCTAGATTTATCTTTTCCGCTGACGATAGCATTAACGATCTTGTCGTAGCCTCGTTCTTTTGCTTTTTCAGTCAGCGTTAATACAGTTGCTTCTAGACCTTGATTCCAGCTGGTGTAGTGCCGTACTCCGTGAGATCTTCCAGGTCCTGCATCCATAAGACTTGAGCCAGGTAGAATGCGAGTAGTGTTAAGTGGGTTGTAGCCAGCAGAGTTATTCCAGTGCCCACCTTCTTGATCCATCCATGATGTAACAGCAGCCATATTAGCGTCTGTTGGCGATCCACCTAGCTTTGTGATTAAAGCTCTAGCCCAATCTTGTTTACTTAAATTTGGACCTGTATCTTTTACGCTTCCACCATGGTGCCTAAATGGATTTTTGTTATCCATATTAGGAATGATTGTTCCATCGGTTTTCGGAATAAATAATTCTGGGCCTTCTTCACCAACAACATAGGGAACCTTATCGCTTACTCCACCACCAGTAGCTTTTCCTTTAATGCCTAATAGCATCGTTAAGATTTTGGTTAGGAAATCGTTTCCAGATCCCATTAGCGTGGTCACAAAAGCATTTCCGCGAGTAGCCAACTGTAGAACACCTGTAAATCGATCAAGCATGTTCATGAACTGACCAAGCATCGTCAAGCTTTGAGCCGCTTGTTCATAGCCAATAGCTCCAGCGTTTGCCACTTGACCAAGTCCTTGAGCGGCAGCGGCATTTCTCTTGCTGAACGCACTAACAGCAGCAGTAGTTCCACCAAACTCTTGAATGTTTTCTTTAGTAATAGCTCCGCCACCAGTCTTTGCTTTAAACAAAAGACCGTTAGCAACTAACTGTTTTGCCATAGGATCGTTGCCAAAATACATATCAAGCATGGAGTCCATAGAGTTACCAGGCTGTAAGCCGATAAGGACTTCGCGCTCAGACGGCTTTCTATCTGAGCCGTAAGCTCGTGCGTAGTCGCGGCAAATCTTTTTCCAGAGGTCGTCAATGATCTGATCAGGTGGCTTTAGGTTGCCCTGCTCATCACGAAGACGAATACCAATTCCGCGAAGCATGTTTACATTGCGTCCCTGTTGCATTGCGCCAAAGGCTCGCATTGATCCTTCGGCACCGATGCCGGGAAGAAGGTTGGATACTTGAGCAACGCCCATACCGACGCTACCAAATTGACCACCAGCTTGAGTGATGTTAGGCCCAGTGATGCCGTAGCTTTGAGCGGCGACCAAAGATCGCATCGCATCCATCTTGTCAAGAACCGTGCCTTCATAAGACATTCGTTCTTGTAATTGACGCATACGTTCAAAGTCGTATGTTCCACCAATCATTGGGTTCTCCATGAGAACCTCTTTGCCAGATGTAAGTCTTCTACCGCTAGGACCAGCAGAGTTAAAGAACGCGGCGCGTTGCATGAGAAGTTGAGCCTCTACTGCATCAGACGCAGAGAACAAAGCTCCGCTTGCTGCGCCGGCAAATAGAGCGCCCGCAGCAGGGTTTTCTTTTATAAAGTCTGTGAGGTTAGTGCCACCTGTAAATCTGCCACCGCCACCACCGCCTGTAGTGGAAATATCAGGAGTATATGCAACTACTGTCCCACCTCGACTGTATGGGACCATGCCACCGCCACCGCCAGTAAGAGCAGGTGGTTGAGCGCCTCCGCCTCCACCTCCACCTATTGCGGCTTGACCTGCTGGTGGAGTAAATTCTGGATCCGGTGCAACTTGATTTGAGCTTCCACCAATTCCACCACCGCCACCGCCCATCTTGATGCTAGACATAGCATCTCTAAAGCGTTGGGCAGATGTGGTGGCGTCTTGAAGCTCTTGCTTAAAAAGTCTAAATTCTTGACGAGCATCAACTATGCCGTTTTTGAGGTCAACAATAAAAGACGCTCGGGTTGATCCACCTAGCCCCAAACGATCTTTGCTATCCATCAGCTAATTCCTCTTCTGCTATAACGTTGCGCTCGGTCTAACCAGTTGAGGCGCTCTCTATAAGAAAGCTTCCTAATCTCCGATAGCGTCCATCCGCTAAAGGTTCTAGTTAGAACTTCGTATTGGTTAAGAAGATGTTCGTAGTCTTGCTTGCTATAAGCGAAACAAGTCGGTCAAACTTAACGGTAGAGGAATATCCTCACCGCATGCCTGACAAGTCTTCTTCACCTCCCCAAGGCGTGGGCCTGGGTTACGGTTCAGGATCTCATCAATAATCTTGTTTCGATCTGCCATACCAAGTGATAAAGCAGTTCGAGCGCCTACTGATGGAGCCCCGTTAATAGATGTAATGCAACCAGAAAGAAGAATGGTGTTTACCTCAGCGGCTGTCTTATCAATATTGTCCATAAGTTTCTTTTGAACAATACCGTTAGGTAGCGCTACGGTTACGGTGCCCTTCTTTGTTTCTACAACCCAGTTTCGGTCATTGACCGCATCCTTTAGTTCCTTTGATGGAACATCAGTTAGCAGGTCAATTACTACCTGTTGTTGCTGGCTGCAATTACCGCATCTAACTGTCACATTCAGCTCACTGCCAAATGTAATAGTCCTGATGCCTATGAGAATTGCATCTCTGTCGCCGGATAGTAGCTGGTCTAGGTGATCCCGAGTTACCTCTTCGTTTCCAATTTTAACTAAACCGCGTTCCAGTAAAGCGTTGAGCGCTTTAGCTGTTGACCCGGTTCTTGAAACAATCTCCTCGTCCTCTCCGTTTAGTTCTCTAACTTCAGCGGTGCGAACAACACCGCTTGGGGTTAGGTAACCACCCGGTAAAGTTACTTCGGAGTCGGATGGAGCCCGAGTTGTTACTTCTGCCTCGGGCTCCTCCAGAGCCTTCTTTGCGTATTGATTAACTAGTTCCGCATCAGTAATGATTTCAGTCACGGTTTATTACTCCCTATTGTTTGGTTATTACGCTTGTACTACTTATCCCTTTGCTCCACCTTCGACTGGTGTAAAGCCTGTATCAGTAAAGAATACTGACAAACCTTCGTGCACCAAGCTCATGGATTCAAACAAGATTGCTCCATCGTTAGCATTTAGATCGGTGTAGTTTAATCCACTGATCCAAGCGTTGTGTACTTTGAAGCCCATGCGAGGGACATTTGCATCTGTAGGTCCAGCGTTTGGATGATCCATAACCCAGATCTTTAGATTGACGCGGAAGGTTTTCTTTTCGGCTAAGCCTACTTTTAGACCATCACCAGCAGCCGCAGCAAACAAACCACGCATCCATGTGATTGCTTGGTCGTTTCCGTATAGGACGCCGCGTTGCATTGTGATTGGGCTGAAAGTGGTCATACCAGGTACTTGATGTACGGTGGTGTTGTAGCCGCCTTCACGGTATTGAATTGATTGAGTGGTGATGTTAAGACCACTGATATTTGTAAAGCCTCCTGCCCAGCCTACTGACTTACCAGAAGTGCTAGCTGCCGCATCTGATGACTTAATACGATCATCAAATACAGTTTCTCCGTTACGGCCAACTACTTCGAATTCAACATAGAATCGAAACGAGCGTAACGGATCTGTCGCTAGGGTAGAGAAGCGATTGATTGTTGTGTTTGGCATGTGTGATTATCTCCTTTACGCCACAGTAACGGTGGTTCCACCGTCAAATTGACCGATCTTGATAACAACAAATTCAGC